GTATTTTTAGGAGTGTTTTCCGGTTTGACACAGCTTTTAGGCACCTACCCACAATCGTCCGATCTTTGAATTTGCTCCTTTCGGCAAAGAGGTATAACACGGCTGATAGTAGGTGCTTAAAACCTGTGCCAAACTGCTACGAAAGTACTACAAAGTATAGTCGCGTTAACAACAACTCCTATTATGGAAACTATAAACCATAAGGAGGTATGTTATGAAAACTATACTAATGAAAGATGAGTCATTATCTAAGGTTACACAGAAAGTAATAGAAAATTTTAATACTATGCCAGACAAAGAATTCTTTAGAAAGTATTCAGTGTCAAAACGTAGATACTTAAAACGATTTATTAAGTATGGAGATCCTTACATGAATGCCCCATTAGCAAAATTTGGACAGTTTTTAGAAAGACTACAGAGTAAGTAGTTCCAAAAAATGATTAGAGAGTCACAAGCTCTCTTGTCATTTCCTAAATACTACCAGGGAGGAGGCAGACTATATGGCTAAAGGCAGAACGACAAGCTCTTCTGGGTCATCTAAAAGTATTCGACCAGCGTTAACACCAGAAGCAAGAGAGAATCAGTTGATATCTCTAGCTATCGATCTTGCTGAGAAGCAACTACTAGACGGGACAGCCTCATCTCAGGTGATAACACATTATCTAAAACTCGGTTCGACAAAAGAAAGAATTGAGAAGGAGATACTTGGAGAACAGAAGAAACTTATCACAGCAAAGACCGAAGCTATTCAATCCGCACCGAGGATGGAAGCCCTTTACAAGAACGCTCTAGATGCAATGCGAGAATACAGCGGACAAGGTCGCGGTGGAGGTCCAGATGATTATTAGAACTTATTCGGAGTTAATAAAACTTCCGACATTCAGAGAAAGAGTTCAATATTTACAGCTAAAAGATATGGTTGGTCGAGACACTTTCGGGTTTGATAGATACCTCAATCAGATGTTTTATAATCGTTCGCAAGAATGGAAGCGCGTGCGGGATTACGTGATAACTCGAGACCTTGGCTGCGACTTGGCAGTACCCGGATACGATATTGACCACGGTGTGTTAATTCACCACATGAACCCAATAACCAAAGAAGACATCATGTTAGCTACTGAGTTTCTACTAGAACCAGAGTACCTCATAACTACAATTCTATCAACCCATAACATAATCCACTACGGTAAAAGTATTGACGGTGTAGATAGAATACCTATAGATCGCTCAGCACATGACACGTGTCCTTGGAAGCGATAACACATTAAGGAGGATTCAAATGAGCAAGGGTAATAAACGAGAACGTAAAGAAGTTGAAAATCCGGTAGAGGAGATTGTTGTAGAAGCAGAACTCCCGGAAGAGACACAAGAAGTTGACGAACTTGAAATTACGGAAGAACAACCAAAAGAAGAAACTGTGTCTGTTGGTTTTGTAGACAACTGTGATCGACTAAATGTTCGCACACAGCCAGACAAGAACGCCCAAGTACTTACGATCATCGTTCGAAACATGGCCGTCCAGGTTAATATTGAAGATTCAACCGATCTATTCTACAAAGTTAAAACTCAATCGGGTCTAACTGGTTTCTGTGTCAAAGAATACATTACCATTAAACAGTAAGGAGGGTCCCTTATGGTAGGAATACTCGAACATATTAGAAAACTCGTTGGGTCTGGTGAGACTGCGGGGGTCTATGATGTCGACATCTTAACACATATAAACTCAACACTATTCATACTAAATCAGCTAGGTGTCGGTCCCGAGGAAGGTTTCATAGCGGATGAAAATTCAAAATGGAGTGACTTTCTACCAGCAGGTTATAGACTTGAAATGGTCAAGACCTATGTATACATGAAAGTTAAACTTATGTTTGACCCACCTGCCAGTTCAGTCGCTGTAAAATCTATGGAAGAGCAAGTCAAAGAATATGAATCGAGGCTGCAAATTGCCGCAGACTCAGAACTGGTTCAAGGGGGTGATCCAAGTGTCTAATACATTGCTCCACTACGGCATCAAAGGTATGCGGTGGGGAATTCGAAGAAGTAATCCTTCTGGTGGAGGACCTATATCCTCGCGAATTAAGAAGACTACGCCAGACCAGATAGGAAAGGCTAAGTCAGCAGCAGACGAAGGGTCCAAAATCGCCAAAGAGGGAGTTAACATCACAAAGTCAATTGGCGACATTAGATCAGCTAGGCGAAAGGAAGATTTCTCAAATCTTTCCGATAGCGAACTTAGAGCTAGAATAGATCGTTTAACATTAGAACAACGCTATGCAACTTTAAGTGGATCACAAGTATCAAAAGGTCAAGTTTATGCTAAGAGCGCCATGGAAGTAACAGGTAGTGTATTGGCTATAGGTAGTTCTGCGATGGCTATTGCTCTTGCTATGAAAAAGATAAAGGAGTGATAGTATATGGGGACATATGTCAAAGTTAAAAACGACGAACTCATGCACTACGGAGTTCTCGGTATGCGGTGGGGCCATTCTAAAAAAGGATACCGATCTAATAGCATTCGTTCTGCCCTAGCCAGAAGATCGAATGATAAAACCGATGCCGGGTTTAATGATTGGAAAGCGAACGATCAGAAAAAGCAGGCCGCTATTGGTGCTGGTAAAAAGCGAAACGAACTCAAAAGAGCATACGACGCCGATCCAAAAAATAAGCAGTTGAAGGCTGAGTATAAGACCGCTAACAAAGAATATAAGAGTGCTCTAGGTAAGAACACTACTTATAGAAAAGGTGTCGTTAAACAAGAAGTCGGTTCAGACATGTCTAGAAAATACCTAAGCGAGGCCAAGAAACTTAAGAAACAGATTGACGCTGGCAAAGGTGACGCGACAACAAAGAAGCAATACCAGAAATTAATGAATAAATATGATGTTGAAAGAGCCTCTGCTCGTAGGGCAGTAGCTGTTGCCAGTAAGCGGTCTCAAAAAAAAGCCTCTATGAAAAGAGCTATGACTATGTCTGCGAAAGCTGCAGCCACAACAGCTGTTGTAGGAGCTGGTGGATACTATGTTAATAAACATCTTATCTCTCAGGGTAAACAACCAATCAATGTCTCGCAAGTCGTCAATTTCGCAAAGAAAGCTAAAGATTTCATGGGTTATTTCTAAACGTAAAGAGGTATTATAATGAATACATACTATAAAATCACTAGCGACGACGAACTTTACCATTTCGGCGTAAAGGGTATGAAATGGGGAAAGCGAACAACTCGAGCTGAAAGAAAGCGGAAAGCCAGCCAACCCCTTAGTAAGAAAGTTAAAGAGCTAAACCAAAAACAGAAGCTTCGGAATCAACAAAGAAAAGCTAGATCTAGCAGTGAGCCTAGACCACCATCAAAAACTCTTAAAATTGGAGCATCGGTTGGAGCTGGTTTACTATCTAGTAATTTTGGGAGTTTAGCTGTCTATAAAGTAACTGGTAGTATAGAAGCAGCCGCATTTGCCGCCCCGATATTAGGCGTTATTGGCGGTATGAAATACTATGAATGGATATCTAGCTAAATAGCAAGACAAGACTAAGGAGTAAACGTTTATGGCATTATAAAACTGCCAATGGAAAGTAGGGGGTCGATATGAATATCTACTATAAAACGAACGCCGGCGAAGAACTTCTACATTATGGCGTTATCGGTATGAAATGGGGTAGACGGAGAGCATTAAATGCTGCAAAATCTGCGGGTAGAGCCACATCAAATGCTAGAGCCGCAACCAAAGAATCCAAAAGAGTAGCTTCTAAATTTGCTAGTGTAGCTAAAGATGCAGAAGAAGGTGCTAGAGAATCTACAAGAACCGGAAAGATTGGTAGAGCCATAGCTACAAAAAAGTATGCCGACGCCAATCGAAAGCGAGAAAGAGAAGTGCTGGAAGAAGGCCAAGGTTTAGCTAATTACTATAAAAAAGTAAGTGAACATAAAACCATGAAGGCTAACAAGCTAGCTGAAAAGTATGGCGATGAGGAAACCAAAAAGAAGGTAAAAAGTCTTATTGATGAGTACTCTAAGAAACAAGCCTCCGGTTGGGAAGATCGATTCGATGACACCGATCCGGTAGTAGCTGCCATTAGAGATACCATGGAAGCTGCCAAGACAGCACAAGAAAGATACACCTCTCAAAAAAGTTCTGAATCGGAAGACTTTTAATTCAAAATGGAGTAAACAATTATGGCATTATCGAACACCGCAGTTCCAAAATACTACGGCATGTTTCGAGATGCCGTAATGAGAGGCGAGATCCCAGTCAATAACGAGATATCCTTAGAGATGAATCGTATTGACGAGCTCATAGCCAATCCAGGAGTCTACTATGATAGCGAAGCAATCGATGGCTGGGTTAAGTATTGTGAGCAGGAATTAACCCTTACTGATGGTTCAGACTTAAACCTATTAGATTCGTTTAAGCTATGGGGGGAGATGGCTTTAAGTTGGTTCTACTTTGTAGAGCGAAGCGTTTATGAACCAAATGAAGATGGACACGGTGGACGATACGTAAAGAAGATGGTAAAGAAGAGACTAGTTAATAAGCAGTTTCTGATAGTTGGCCGAGGTGCTGCTAAGTCAGTTTACGGTGCCTGTATACAATCATTCTTCCAGAACGTAGATACCTCCACCACCCACCAGATCACTACCGCCCCAACCATGAAACAAGCTGAAGAAGTCATGTCGCCAATAAGGACCGCTATCGTCAGATCACGAGGGCCGCTGTTTAAGTTTCTCACTGATGGCTCTTTACAGAACACAACAGGCTCCAAGATGAATCGAGCAAAACTTGCGCCTACGAAGAAGGGTATAGAAAACTTCCTTACTGGGTCGATCGTCGAAATCAGACCTATGAGCATTAACAAGCTACAAGGACTCCGCTGTAAGATAGCCACCGTAGATGAATGGCTGTCTGGTGATGTTAGAGAAGATGTAGTCGGTGCTATTGAGCAAGGAGCGTCCAAAATAGACGACTACCTAATCGTGGCAATCAGTTCAGAAGGTACGGTTCGTAATGGTAGCGGTGACACAATCAAAATGGAGTTGATGGACATCCTAAAGGGTGACTATGTGAACCCTCACGTGTCTATATGGTGGTATAAACTAGACTCTATAGATGAGATAAACAACCCAGAGATGTGGGTAAAGGCGAACCCTAACATTGGAAAGACCGTTTCTTATGAGACCTATCAGTTAGACGTCGAGAGAGCTGAAAAAGCACCGGCATCCCGTAACGATATTCTCGCGAAAAGATTTGGAATTCCGATGGAAGGCTACACATATTACTTCACATACGAAGAAACATTAACTCATAGACCTAGAGATTACTGGAACATGCCCTGTGCATTAGGTGCAGACCTTTCCCAAGGAGATGACTTCTGTGCATTTACATTCTTATTCCCGCTTCCAAGAGGAGCCTTCGGTATTAAGACACGGAGTTATATAACATCGCTGACTCTATCTAAACTACCAGCCGCTATGCGGATAAAGTATGACCAGTTCATGAAAGAGGGCAGCCTTATAGTCCTAGAAGGCACAGTTTTAGATTTAGACGAGGTTTATGAAGACTTAGATGCTCACATATCAGATGTCGGTTACGACGTTAGATGCTTCGGTTATGACCCGTATAATGCTAAGTCTTTCGTTGAGAGATGGGAGACCGAGAATGGTCCGTTCGGAATAGTAAAAGTAATCCAGGGAGCTAAGACAGAATCAGTACCTCTGGGCGAACTTAAGAAACTATCCGAAGAGCGTTTGTTGATATTCGATGAAGAGCTTATGACCTTTGCAATGGGTAATTGTATAACATTAGAGGATACCAACGGAAACCGTAAGCTGTATAAGAAGAGAGCAGACCAAAAGATAGACAACGTGGCAGCCATGATGGATGCATACATTGCCTACAAACTAAACAAAGATGCGTTCGAATAGGAGGTGGTGACGTATAGATGTTAAGTGTTAAAGAAGCTTGGCATGAGCTTAGTACAGTATTCCCAAAAGACGCCATCGAAACTGTTACCGAAATTGAAGACGCTTTCGTGTTCTGCACCAGACCTAAAACATCTTCCTGCAGCGATGTTGCAGAGATGGTATGCTACTTTGTAGACAAGGAGACTGGTGCTGTCACATCACATTCTATACTCGATCCCGTTTTATACGAACCAACTATGAGTAAAGACTATGACCCGGTAACGCTAAGAGAGATATGATGGAGGAAATTCAAAATGGGATTACTCGATAGGCTTCAACATGCCTACAATGCTTTCACGAATCGGGATCCGACCTATCGACCATCCGGATATTCGTCAAGCTATCGACCAGACCGACCACGATTCAGTGGTGGTAATGAGCGTTCGATGATTACCTCAGTGTATAATAGAATAGCTCTAGACGTAGCGGCATTGGTGGTACAACATGTCCGACAGGACGGAGACGGAAGATTCATATCCGTTGTTCAGTCAGGACTTAACAATTGTCTAACGTTAGATGCTAACTTAGACCAAACCGGAAGGGCTCTGATGCAGGATATTGTAATGTCGATGTTAGATGAGGGCAGTGTAGCTGTCGTACCGACTGACACATCAGTTAATCCAGCATTAAATTCCTACGACATATTAACTATGCGAACCGGAAAGATCCTAGATTGGTATCCCGAAAGCGTAAGAGTCAGGGTTTATAATGAGAAGAATGGGCAGAAAGAAGATATTACAGTACCGAAGAAATCTACGGTAATTGTAGAAAACCCCCTTTATGCAGTTATAAACGAACCAAATTCTACGCTTCGAAGGTTGATCTCCAAACTCAACCTATTGGATGCTATAGACCAACAAAGTGGTTCCGGTAAACTGGACTTAATAATCCAGCTACCGTATGTTATAAAGACAGAGGCTAGACGTCGCCAAGCGGACAACCGACGGGCGGACATCGAAAGTCAACTGTCAGGATCAAAGTATGGGATAGCTTATACCGACGGTACCGAGCGAATAACCCAGTTGAATCGGCCAGTCGAAAACAATCTAATGGCTCAGATTGAATACCTTACGAGCATGCTATACAGCCAGTTAGGGATCACTCAAGGTATATTAGATGGTACGGCGGACGAGAAGACAATGCTTAACTATTATAACCGGACCACTGAACCTATCATTTCAGCTATCGTAGACGACATGAAACGAAAGTTCCTGACCAAAACGGCTAGAACACAAGGGCAATCTATAATGTTCTTCCGTGATCCGTTCAAACTTGTTCCGGTCGCATCTATTGCTGAAATAGCTGATAAGTTCACAAGAAACGAAATCACCTCATCTAATGAAATCCGACAGGTTATTGGTATGAAGCCGTCAAAAGACCCTAAAGCTGACGAATTAAGGAACAAGAACCTTAACCAAGCAGAAGAAGCATCTGCACCAGCTCCGGCCGACGATTCTAAGCCAACCATGTAATTCTCACAAGGAGGAAATTCAAAATGGAGAAATACGATTTTTGTGGTTGGGCCACCCGTCATAACGTGCGTTGCTCTGATGGTCGAACGATCACGCCAGATGCATTTAAACACCATGACGGACAGGTCGTGCCACTCGTATGGAATCACCAACACAATGATCCCGTGAACATTTTAGGTCACGCTAAACTGGAACATCGTGCTGAAGGAGTGTATGCATATTGTACATTCAATGATTCCGAAGCAGGAAAGATGACTAAAATTCTGGTCGAACATGGCGATGTATCAGCCCTGTCGATATATGCGAACCAACTTAAACAGAACGGCGGTAACGTTTTACACGGAGCCATTCGTGAAGTAAGCGTAGTTCTCGCTGGGGCTAACCCCGAGGCACTTATTCAATCCGTTATCAAACATGGCGAAGTTCATGATGACGAGGTCATCGTATTCGCTGGAGGGGATATCGCATTATATCATGCCGAAGAAGCCCCAGAAGAAAAAGGAGAAGAAGATATGGCACGTGATCAAATCGCCCACGCCGAAGAAGACAAGGAAGAAACCGTAGCAGACGTATTTAATACTCTGAACGAAAAACAGAAAACCGTTGTATACGCTATGATTGGCCAGGCTCTGGAAGAAGCTGGTGCCGAAGATGAAGATGATGAAGGAGACGACAGCATGAAACAGAACGTATTTGACATGGATAACACTTTTGAAGGTCGGGAGAATGTATTAAGCCATTCCGAAATGGAAGCTATCATCACCGACGCAAAGCGTTACGGCAGCCTGAGAGACAGCGTACTGGCTCATGGTATTGAAAATATCGGTTATTTAGTACCCGATGCAAAAGCTCTTGACGTTCCCCCGCAGTTCATTCAGAGAGACATGGGATGGGTCGGAAAGGTTATGAACACCGTACATAAGACTCCTTTCTCCAGAATCAAGTCCATGTTCGCAGATATTCCGCAGCCGACCCAAGGGCTAAAGGTTATATTAATGGTAACCTGAAGGTTGATGAAGTATTTTCTCTGTTGAAGAGAACTACAACTCCGACCACCATCTATAAAAAGCAGAAACTGGAAAGAGACGATGTCATTGATATCACTGATTTCGACGTAGTTGCTTGGCTGAAGTCCGAGATGAGAATTATGCTGGATGAGGAAATTGCTCGAGCAGTTCTGGTTGGGGACGGAAGACTTGGTTCCTCCGACGATAAAATCAACGAAACCAACATCAGACCTATCTGGAAGGATGACGATCTGTATACCGTAAAGACTCCGGTCGTTGTAGCTAATGGTGCTTCTGATTCCGTGAAGGCTAAGGCATTCATTCGTGCAGTCATCAAGTCCAGAAAGAACTACAAAGGCTCCGGATCTCCGACTCTGTACACCACAGAAGACATGCTTACCAACTGTCTGCTGATGGAAGACACCACTGGTCGTGTAATCTACGATTCCGTAGAGAAGCTTGCTACCGCTATGCGTGTTAAGGAAATCGTAACAGTTCCTGTTATGGAAAACCTGACCAGAGTAGCTGACGACACTAAGACTTACAGCCTGGAAGGTATTGTTGTAAATCTGGCCGACTACAACATCGGCGCAGACAAGGGTGGAGCAGTCAACATGTTCGACGACTTCGATATCGATTACAATGCTCAGAAATACCTGATCGAAACCAGATGTTCTGGAGCACTGATCAAGCCTTACGCAGCAATCGCTATCGAACTGCATGAGGAGGCTCCTGCACAGGGCTAAAATTATCCTAATTAACGCAGCTAACGCCGTCTAGGTTTTCTATTCGGCGTTGGTTTATTCTATGTTAAAATAAGGAGAAAATAATGAATAGAATCTTAAACAAACAATACGAAGATCAGTATGTTCGAGCAACATACGTGTATGTTAAGAACGCTGATGCTTATGCGTACGCAGATAATGCCACTACAGTAAAAATTCCTGCTGCCGAACTTAAAGATATCTTTGAGATGGGCTGCGTTGTAGTTGCCGCAGGCGTTGAATACGCTCCGGTTAGCTACTCCGAAACAGCTGGTGTAGGAACCCTTACCTATGTCAAAACTGACGGAACCACTGCCACAACTGCAGTATTGGCCACCGTTAAGTCTTCAGAATATGTAGCTGGCTAAATGCTACTTCGGTAGAGGAGGAAATTCAAAATGGCTAAATATTATGGAGAAATAGGCTTCGCGGAGACTGTTGAAACTTCGCCAGGTGTCTTCAAAGAGCAAATAACAACTCGTAACTATTATGGGGAGTTAATAAAGAACTCCAGAAGACTACAGTCGGCAGAGTCGATAAATGATAACATCAACATAGCGAACGAGATCAGTATTCTCGCCGACCCATATGCCAATAAGAATTTCTTTTCTATTCGGTATGTGACATTCATGGGTGCTAAGTGGAAAGTCTCGAACGTTGATGTTCAGTTTCCTAGACTTATTCTGACTATTGGGGGTGTATATAATGGGAACTAGACTTGAGTTGCAATCAATACTCGAGGCCATATTAGGGTCTAACCATGTATATTTTCAACCCCCTGAGTCTTTAAAACTAACATACCCATGTATTGTTTACAAGCTCGACGACATCAATACCACGTTTGCGGACAATCGACCATATTCTCAGAATAGAAGATATTCGGTTACATTGATCGATAAGAATCCAGACAGTCCTATTGTAGAAAAACTTGCATCTGTACCGAAGTGTAGTTTTAATAGGGCTTTCCCAGCAGACAACCTTAATCATTATACCTTTAATCTTCATTATTAAGGAGGATTTTAATCCATGAGTAAACTTAAATGGGACGAGACCGGTAAACGGTTTTACGAAACAGGCGTACGTAATGGTGTCCTGTATGTAATGGACGACACCGGCGCATATCCGGCTGGAGTTCCTTGGAACGGACTAACCTCGGTTACCGAAAGCCCTTCCGGTGCAGAACCTACCCCTCTGTATGCCGATGATGCTAAATATCTCACTCTGATGTCCGCAGAAGAGTTCGGAGCATCTATCGAAGCCTACACATATCCTGATGAATTTGCTGCCTGTGACGGATCTGCTTCCATTGGAACCGGAGTCACTATCGGACAGCAGTCCAGAAAGACTTTTGGTCTGTGCTACAGAACTACTGTAGGTAATGATATTGAGGGAGAAGCTTTCGGCTACAAACTTCACATTATCTATGGCGCTCTGGCTAGCCCTTCCGAGAAGGCTTATCAGACAATCAATGACTCCCCGGAAGCGATCACTTTCTCCTGGGAAGTTTCCACCACACCGGTTGCAGTAACTGGATTCAAACCGACTGCCTCTTTAGTAATCGACTCCACTAAGGTTGCCGAAGCTAAGATGGCTGCTCTGGAAGAAGTTCTGTACGGTAAGGATGCCACAACTGATCCGGTAGCTCCGGCTGTTGCTGCACGTCTGCCTCTGCCTGATGAGATCATGACTCTCCTCGCAGCTGGTTGATGATATAATTGTTACGCGGGGGCCTCAGATTGGGGCTCCTGCAAATTTCTAACATCGAAAGGAGTTACACCTAATGCTTAAGAAAACTATCACTTACACCGACTATGAAGGTGTTGAACGAACTGAATATTTCTATTTCAACCTCACTAAAGCAGAGTGCGTGGAAATGCAGTGGTCTGCTGAAGGTGGTATGGCTAAAAGACTTAAGAAAATTGTAGATACAAAAGATACAAAGCAGATCGTTGAAATCTTTAAAGACATCATCCTCCGTTCTTACGGTGAGAAATCAGATGATGGGAGACGATTCATCAAATCTAAGGAATTAAGCGATGCTTTCTCTCAGACAGAAGCCTATAGCGAACTATATATGGAACTGTCAAGCGATGACGAAGCAGCCGCTGAATTTATCAACGCAATTACGCCAAAACCGGCAGCGCCAACACCAGCGGTAACTTCCGAATAAATTATGATGAAAAGGAGACAGGGAATGTTAGTAGTTAAGATACCTCCTATCGAACTATACGACGAGTTAACAGGAACCTTTATGGACGCAAAAGAGCAAGTTTTACAGCTAGAACACTCCCTCGTCTCCCTTTCAAAATGGGAATCAAAATGGAAAAAACCTTTCCTTGGAAAAGAAGATAAAACTACAGAAGAGACTCGTGATTACATAAAGTGTATGACATTAACACAAAATGTTAATCCGGAAGTATATACTCGAATCCCAGTAAGCGTAGTAAACCGAATTTCCGAGTATATTGAAGATTCGATGACAGCTACCACTTTTTCTTTTCCATCCCAGAATAAAACAAATAAAGAAATCGTAACGGCAGAACTACTATATCATTATATGATAGCGTTGAACATCCCATTTGAATGTCAGAAGTGGCATTTGAATAGACTATTGACACTAATTAATGTATGTAGTATAAAGAATCAACCAGCTACCAAAATGAGTCGAAAAGAAATCGTAAATCGAAACAAAACACTTAATGAACAGCGTCGTCAGGCGTTGAAAACCAAGGGGTGATTGAATGAATAGTCCATATGAAGGAGATTTTCGTGTAACCCAAATTTATAAAGGAGCCCCACATAAGGGTATGGATCTTGTAGGGGTAACTTCCAAGAAACTGTACTCAACAGTAAATGGTATTATAGATGCTGTTGGATGGGATGTAAATCCTAACGATCCATCTGATAAACATTATGGTATGGGTCTTAGAGTACGTATCAAAGAAGACCTCACCGGGCATATGTACTACTATGCTCACTGTTCCGAAGTTTATGTAAAACAAGGACAGCGAGTAAAACAAAGAGACCTCGTCGCTAAGGAAGGAAGCACCGGTCATAGTACTGGTTCTCATCTTCACTATGAGGTTCGTCAGATACCTAAATCCACTACATTTTTAGATGTAGCTAAAATAAGCGAAATACCAAATAAAGTCGGTCGATATACACAAGAGGAGGAAGAAGAGATGCCTAAAGTATATAATTCTGTTGCAGAAATGCCTAGCTGGGCACAAGCCACTATGAAGAAATTACTCGATAAGAAGTACATAACTAGTCTTGGCTTCACAGAAGAAGCACTTCGGATATTTGTAGTAAACGATCGTGCTGGATTATATAAATAGAAATTGCGGGGGTGGTCATCTATGCTAAGTTTCACGACCAAGGGAAGCTTTAAAAACACGAATAGTTTTTTTGAGAATGCCGTTCGCAGGTCATATCTTAAAAACCTCGAACAACTAGCCCAAGAAGGTCTAAAAGCCCTAAAGGAAGCCACCCCAGTAGAATCTGGATTAACAGCAGACGCATGGAGTTATAAGATAACAAACTTAGCTAACTCTTATAGAATAGAATATTTTAACACTCACTTTGTCAAAGGTGTTCCAATTGCTATCATATTACAATATGGACACGCTACAAGGAACGGCGGCTACGTATACGGGCGAGATTATATCAACCCCGCTATTCAACCTATATTTGACAAAATCGCCGAGAAAGCGTGGAAGGAGGTAAACGGTAGATGAGGAATATTGATGAACGTGTTGTCGGTATGAAGTTTGACAATCGTCAATTCGAAAGCGGTGTCAAAACTTCAATGAATACTCTAGAGTCTTTAGAGAAGACCGTTAATAATATCGGAACCAATTCCAAGAAGTCTTTCGCGGATATCGAAAAGGGATTAGATATTGGAAATGTCCGTAAAAGCCTAGGTGACCTCGAAAGAATAGGTCGTTCCTTCACTTTTGGAGGAATGGCTAGTACTCTTGATGGCCTTGCAAATAAATTCACCAACCTAGGCATTGTTGGTATCACAACTATTCAGAACTTAACAAATTCGGTGGTAAACTCCTCTAAGAGAATGGTATCAGCCTTGACTATTCAACCAATCATGACAGGTTTTAAAGAATATGAAACCAAGATGGGGTCTATTCAAACCATTATGACAAATACTGCCAGTAAAGGTACGACTATGGATGACGTCACCAAAGCTCTTGATGAGTTGAATACCTATGCCGATAAAACTATCTATAACTTTGCAGAGATGACTAGGAATATCGGTACATTCACAGCAGCCGGTGTAGATCTAGATACATCAAAGACCGCTATCAAAGGTATCGCTAACTTGGCAGCAGCGTCTGGTTCAAATGCTCAACAGGCATCGACCGCAATGTATCAGTTATCTCAGGCTCTTGCCGCAGGCTCTGTTAAACTTATGGACTGGAACTCCGTAGTAAACGCCGGTATGGGTGGTGAGTTATTTAAGAACGCACTTCAGGATACTGCAAGAGAAATGGGGACTGACGTAGACGCTCTTATTAAAAAGAACGGTTCCTTTAGAGAATCTTTACAAGAAGGTTGGATTACGGCAGATGTACTTAATACAACTCTTAAGAAGATGACCAAAGAAGGAGCTAAAGACTACGCAGACTCAATGGTTAAAGCTGGTAAATATACGCAAGCTCAGGCCGACGCTCTCCTTAAGCAGGCAGAGATGGCAGAGAATGCAGCTACTGAAGTAAAGACTTTAACTCAGATGTTTGACACTATGAAAGAATCCGTTCAGTCTGGATGGGCTCAAACATGGGAACAGATCATAGGTGACAAAGGACAATCGACTAAAACTTTAACGGCGATCAATGATGCATTCGGATCAATCATCGGACCTTCTGCTGATGCTAGAAATGCTATGCTCAAGTTCTGGAACGAAAATCAAGGTCGGGAAGCTATACTTGAGGGCTTGGCTAATATCTTTAAGACACTCGGTGATATACTTAAACCAATCGGGGAAGCGTTCAGAGATGTATTTCCGAGAACCACCGGTCAACAACTAGTTAAGATGTCTAAACAATTTAAAGAACTAACAAAAGGATTTAAGGTCGGAACCCGGACTATTGAGTCTATAAAGAGTGCCTTCACAGGGGTATTCTCAATAATCAAAATAGGAGTAACCCTGCTTAAAACATTAGCTAACGCGTTCTTTATGATACTCACCGCCGCTATGCCTATAGCAGGAGTGTTCGTAAATATAGCCGGCGCTATAGGTAAAGGGGCTACGTCCTTCTCAGAAGCAGTTAAAGAAACTAATGTTTTCAAGACCGCTTTAGAGAAACTAGAGGAAGTTCTAAATTCTATGGAAACCGACTTCAATTGGATGGATAAGATCAAGTCTGGTTGGGCGTCTTTAATAGGTATATTCTATCAAATCGCTGATGTTGCTGGGTATGCTTTCGATAAGATCAGAGGTTTTATTTCCGGACTTCTCGAGGGGGCCGATTTAGGTAAAGGTGTAGATCTTGTCAACGGAGGTATATTCGCAATTATTCTACTCGGTATAAAGAAAGTAGTTGAGAACTTTGATAGTCTTATTAGCGAAGGTAAGTCTGTACTTAAGGGTATTCCTGGTCTTTTGAATGGAGTTAAAGATGCTTTAGCCTCATACCAGGAACAGCTTAAGGCCGGTACCTTATTCAAGATCGCCTCGGCTATCGCACTATTGGCGGTATCATTATTCCTATTATCGACTATTGATCCTGAGAGAATGACTTCAGCATTAGCCGGAATAACTTTCTTATTTGCAGAGTTGATGGCCTCTCTCGCTATATTCTCCAAGTTCACTATGGGTATGGGTGTAAAGTCCATGGGAGTAATGGTCGGAATCATGCTAGTCATGAGTACTTCCATATTAATCCTATCTATAGCATTACGAAATATAGCAACCCTCGATTGGGACCAAATTGCAAACGGATTGAACGGACTTGCTGGAATGATGGCCATATTGGTCGTTGCTGCTAAAGCATTATCTGCCAATGAAGCCGCTATGCTTAAAGGCGCCGCCGGACTAATCGTCTTCTCCATATCTATGCTGATACTGGCGGAAGCACTTGAGAAAATAGGGAACCTTAAAATAGAGCAAATCGGTAAAGGTTTACTCGGTATAGGTACACTACTTGCCGGAATCCTTGGTTTCATGAAGCTATCCAAGATGGATACGATGGCCGCACAGACCGGAGCAGGTATATTACTACTTGCTGGTTCGCTTTTACTTCTTGCTACGGCGGTCAAAACCTTCGGTAATATGGATCCAATAGAACTGGGTAAAGGATTATTAGCCATAGCCATATTATTAACTCAACTATCCTTATTCGTGAGATTCACAGAAGGAAGTAATGATATTATCAAAGCTTCTTTCGCACTAACGGTAATGGCAGGAGCTATTATGGTTCTAGCTGCGGCTGTAGGTATAATGGGTGGAATGTCTCCGGAAACCCTAGCTAAGGGTCTGGGGGCACTGGCAATAGGGCTATTTCTAATGGCTAAAACTCTAGATATGTTAGACGATAATATAAAAGGAGCAGCGGCTTTAGTGATAATGGCTGCAGCTATAGCGGTACTCGTACCGCCACTCGTATTACTTGGCGCAATGCCGCTAAAGAACATCGCTAAAGCGTTACTGATGTTAGCAGGCGTATTTGTCGTCATGGGACTAGCCGCAACACTGCTAGGACCTCTTGCTCCAGTCATGATAACACTTGCCGGTGCTATAGCTCTCCTTGGTCTGGCGATATTAGCAATTGGAACAGGCATCTTAGCATTTTCGGCAGGTATGACTGCATTAGCCGTATCCGGGGCAGCCGGAGCAACAGTCCTAATCGGACTTATATCCGGACTTATTGGACTTATTCCGTATACCATGACGCAGATCGCTAATGGTATTCTGGAATTCGCTAGAGTTATCGGGGAAGGTGCTCCTAAACTTTTGGA